TATATTAGATAAATTACAAGACTTTCTCAACGAGTATCCTACATATCTCTTTAAAAAGTTTTTGGAAAAACTCGCGAAGTTCTTGGATGCGATTGGCCTTGGCGAAATAATCGACTTCCTGACATTCGATTTCTGCGACTTCCTGGAACTCATCGGTATGCCAAAGACCATCGATATATCCGCAGAGTTTACAGTAGCCGCGCTGTCTGGTTCAGCCGTTACGCCTCTGCCTACTATTAGTTCTGTTTCGTTTTCACGCGATGGTACGCTGCGATATATTGCGACACAGGGGCAGACAGAGTTTAGTGGACTCGATGTCAATGGCAATAGCGGTTTAAATAATATACCAAGCTTTGTATTTGTAAATGGTACAAAAAAAATCCCTGGAGCAACTGAGGGTTCTGAAGTGCTTTATAGTAATAATACCATTACGATATCCGCTGGAACAAATGAGGGAGATACTATCCTTATAATAGATTAAACTTATGTATAAACATTATAAATAACTATATGGCAAACTTATCAGATAAACAAGTAAATGATAATTATCGTAAATCGTCTGTCGATTCGCGAAAGAAACAATGGACAGATTTAGATTTGTCGCTTACTATCCATCCTATTCGTAAAGATATTATTCCAGTGCGAGACGATGTGGCAGTAAGGAATGCAATTAAAAATTTATTAGTCTCTAACTTTTATGAGCGACCGTTCGCTGTAACGAAAGGTGCTAACCTTCGTTCGTTATTGTTTGAACCCGCTGACCACATAACAAAAAGTGTTATGAGAGACAATATACGAAGAGTTATTCAGGTATACGAGAAACGAGCTCAGGTACTCAAGGTATCTGTATTAGATATGCCACAGAAAAACTCTTACAAAGTAATGGTAAAATTTCGTATAAAAGAGAATGATACAGAACAAACTGTTGATATCGTACTCAGAAGATTAAGGTAGAATTATGGCAACCAATTTAAAAGTAACAGAACTAGACTTTGATGATATTAAAAATAACTTAAAGAACTTTCTTAAACGTCAAAACGAATTTAATAGTTATGACTTCGAAGGTTCTGGTTTAAATATATTATTAGATGTCTTAGCATATAATACTCACTATAATGCGCTGAACGCTCATTACAGTTTAAACGAATCCTTTTTGGATTCTGCTCAAATAAGAGGTAATGTAGTAACCCGTGCAAAACTATTAGGGTATATACCTCGCTCAGATTTATCTCCTCGTGCTGTTGTAAATATAACAGTGGACCTAACAAGTAATGTCCATGATAATGTAAACTTTAATAATCCATTATCATTAGAGAGAGGTACCAAGTTAAGAACAGTATTACCTGACGGTGAAGAATACAAATATCTTGTACTCAATAAGGCTTCTGTAAATAGTGTCGGCCGTAAATATATATTCGATAATGTTACTTTAGTAGAAGGTGAACTCAGAGAACTCAAGTATAGAGTAGATAACGATGTTGAGAACCAGAAGTTTCAATTATCTGATGTGAATGCAGATACATCTACTTTAAGAGTAAGAGTGCAAAGTAATGAGAACTCAAGTAACTTTGATATCTATACTCAATTCGAATCTCTAGACAATGTGGACGAAAACTCTAAAGTATATTACTTACAAGAGAATCCATCAGGGTTCTATGAGATATACTTTGGTGATGGTGTCACAGGACGTAAACCAACTAATAACGAAATCGTAACGATTGATTATATTATAACAAATGCAGATGAAAGTAATGGTGCATCAACATTTTCAATGATTGACTCTGTCGCTGGGTTCACTGCAGATATTCCAGTTACAGTAACAGCTTCATCTGGTGGAGTTGAAAAAGAAACAACAGAGAGTATTCGATTCAATGCTCCACTGACATTCATTACACAAAACAGAGCAGTGACTGCAGAAGACTATGCATCTATTATTAAAAAGAACTTTGCTAATGTGGATAGTATATCTACATGGGGTGGTGAAGATAATGATCCACCTGATTATGGTAAAGTATATGTAGCAGTTAAACCATTACTTGCCACTACTTTAACAGAGTCAGAGAAAGCAACAATTAAATCTAGTATATTAAAAGGTAAGAACATTGTTTCAATTACTCCAGAGATTGTCGATCCTGAGTTTACAAATTTAGAATTAGATGTGTTCTTTAAATATAATCCAAACCTTACAGATAGAACTGATGTTGATTTAGAATCTGTTGTAAGAGATACTATTACGGATTATAATTTTGATAACTTAAATAAGTTTGATGGAGTATTTAGATACTCACAATTAACAAAAGCAATTGATAATGCTGACCCATCAATAATCAACTCAACATTACGTCCAAGAATGTTTCAAACATTTACTGCTACAGCAGGTGTAAATAACTCCAAGACATTAAATTTTGCTGCGCCGTTTTATTTATCAGGCGAATCAACTAAAATGATTTTAACAACATCTGGAGTTCTTATTGGAGGTGTTAATCATTTCTTTGGAGATGCACCTATTAAAGGTCAAACAAAGCGACAAGTATTCTTATATAAAATAGTAGATGGTAATAATATTACTGTGGTACCAAAGGCTGGTGAAATAGATCCAGAGAAAGGAACCGTAATATTAAATAGTTTTACTCCTGACAGTAATACTGATATCACTGTTACTTTAGTTCCTAACAGTTTGGATATAGCACCTAAACGTAATCAGTTATTATCTATTGTAAATAATAAAGTAATTATAACACCACAGGTTGATACTATAGCAACAGGTGGTTCATCAGGTTCTATTGATTACGCAACAACATCGAGAATTAAATAATGCCATATAAAAAGACATATTCTCCAGGCGCGATAGAAAATTCAAATTCTACGCTTGAAGGTACTAAGGAAGATATTCGTCTTGACCAATTATTACCAGAGAGTATTGTAAATGATAATGACAAGCTAAAGAAATTTTTAGAAGCTTATTATACATTTATGAATATGGACGAATTCATATTCGCAGAGAATGAAACGTTTACAGATAGAGTTACTAATGGTTCTATTAGAGTTAGAGTAGCAGACCCTAAAAACGAAAACAATAAATTCTTTAATGATCCTACAGGTACTGACAGCACACTTACTGTTTTAAATAACGTTACTAATCAAATAGATACTATTCCGCTATCTAAATTAAATGTAGAGATTACTAATGGTAACGAATTACCAGGTTCATTAGCAGGGACATCTAACCAAACAGGTAAAACATTAACTATAAAAAATGTACCAGTCAATGGAAAAAAGTTAGGTGATAGAGTAGATAATACTGATATAAACTCTGCATTTTTATATGAAGGACAAATTGCTACATTAGTAACTCCGGTTACTAACTGGGTAGGGCCAGGGCCATCTTATGTTATGAATACTATTGAAGAGGCAATGGACATTGATAGGAATGGTTTAAATTATTTAGAGTTAATGCAAAAAGAAATAGCTGCTACTGTTCCACGAGCACTAACAGTTAATAAAAGAAATCTTTATAAACAAATTATTGACTTCTATAAACTCAGAGGATCTAGGGACTCCATTGAAATCTTTTTTAGATTATTATTTAATGATACAGCTGAAGTAGAGTTTCCATTCGATAAAACTTTAATACCATCTTCGGGTGCATGGGATGTTAATTCTTCTTTACCTAGAGGTGGACAATATTTAGATAATAAAGGTTTCTTATCTGATAGTATAAAACTACATGATAGTTTTAGATTTCAAAAGTTTAGTTATTTGATTAAGTCAGGTATTAATGTATCTGATTGGGAACACGCTTTTGATAGATTAGTACACCCGTCTGGATTTATATACTTTTCTGAGATTTTAATATTCTTGGAATTAATACAAGGAGCTATTACTAATTTATTTAGTAGGATGCCAGACAAACAACCAGGTATTATTGGTCCGGAAGATGTACCATTAATTATAGAAGCCTTTGCTTCTCAATACCTACCTAATGTAGAAGCTAAGATACATCGTTCTGCTCAGATATCGCTAACGTTAAATAACTCAGGTACTGTGACAGCAGTAGATATATTAAATCCTGGCTTTGGTTATTCTTCAGCACCTGCTATTACATTTAATGGTAATGCTGTATCTGGACAGACAGGAGTCAATCCAAATATTAGTATAGGTATTGATAGTAATGGTAGATTAGATCAAGATGCTATTACAATAACATCGGGTGGTCAACACTGGGCTCAACTATTTGCTTCGGTAGCCGCTAATACAAATGCAGGTAAAGTGGCCTCTCTTAATATGCTAGGAAGAGGTAATAAAACATATTCATCTCCTCCAACTATTGTAATAGATGCACCTACATCTAAAGATAGTAATGGTCAGTTCTTATCTACTAATGTTCAAGCAACGGCTACATTTACTTTAGATTCTGAAGGGGAAATATCTACTGTTAATTTACCAAATCCAGGAAATGGTTATATCCTAGATCCTGGATTGAGAATCAATAGCTCATCAATGAATGAGAATAGAGTTAAGGAAACACCTGAAGAGATTCTATTACAATTAAACCATGTAAATACAAAACCATATTCAGGTAAACAAACTAATCCTACAGGACCAGGTTCTGTAAAAGGTCGAAAGTTATTTGCAGCGCCATCGGGTTCTGCAGAACTATTAAGGATTGGTGTTTTAACTTCAGGTCAGAATTGGACTATATCTGAACCATCATCTGGTACTAAACAACCAGAAGCTCATGAAGTTAAAATAAGAAATAGTAATTTTAGAACCATTATAAATAATGGATATAAACAAAGAAGAGGTCCAAGTAACTTCTTCACAACGTCTAGATTGTTTGATAGTAACCAAACAATTGAGTTTTTAGGGGACAATACTCTTCAAACTATAGACTCAACTAATATAAATAATAATAACACGTCTACTTTTATAGACATTGAATAAGAAGGGAAACAATTATGGCAGCAATAGTAACATCAAATTTTAGAGTTTTAAACGCAGAAAACTTTAAGGCAGATGTAGGTACAGATAAAGTATACGTTGGTATTGGTAAAGCAGATGTATGGTCTGACTCTACTTCAGACATAACAGATACTACAGCACCTAATCCAAATGATCATTTAGATGACGAAGGATTAGCAAGAGCAAACCTACTTGCATTAAAGAAAGTAGCAGCAAGTGATATATCACATGTAGTAACAAGGTATGACTGGACATCAGGTACAACATATGATGCATGGGATTCGGCAGACCCCGATATCTTTGATAAAAAATTCTATGTAATTACATCAGAGTTTAAAGTATATAAATGTATTATATCACCAGATACTGAATCATTAATTCAACCGGTACAAACATTAACAGCACCTACTGCAGAGTCAGATGGGTATACATGGAAATATATGTATACTGTTTCTACTGCAGATGCTGAAAAGTTTCTTACTACATCTTATATGCCAGTTAAAACTGTAGACCCAAGAGCTGGTGGCCAATCATCTGATTATTCTAGTGATAGCACTGCGGAGAATGCTTTATCAGAAGCTGACTATGCTCAATATCTAAACCAAAAGGCTTCTGCACAACATGCTAAAGCAGGTGGTATTGAAAGAATAGTAGTTACAGCTGCTGGTGTTGGTTATGATAGTAAACCAACGGTTGATATTAGTGGAGACGGAACTGGTGCTGATGTTCAAGCGGCTCAAATAACAATGGCAGGGTCAGGCGCAACTCAAACAGTTGCTTCTATTACTTTAACAGATAAAGGAACAGATTATAGAGTGGCCAAGATTGCTTTTTCAGGTGGTACACCAGATACAGTTGCTCAAGCAAGAGCAGTTATATCACCTAAACAAGGACACGGGACAGATCCTACAAGAGAACTAGGATCATTCTTTATAGCACTTAATGCTAAACTAGATAACTCATCAGGAGATGATATTACTACAGGTAATGACTTCAGACAAATTATATTACTTAAAGATCCTTTAGTACATGACGCTAATGCTTATGCAGGTGCTGCGGCAACAGCTGATGTTATTAAACCAATGAGTGGTTTAAAAGTAGCTAGTGTACCAAGTGGTGCTCTCGCTAACTTACAAGTAGATGAAGTTATAACAGGTGGAAGTGCTAACACACCTACAGCATTTGTTACTGAAGTTGATACAACAAACTCTATTATATATTATCATCAAAACGAAAAGACTGGATTTGAAAATTTTGATAATGGAGAAACTGTTACTGGGCAAACATCTAATCAAGCTGCTGTATTACATGGCAGTGCGGCTAATGTAGTACATTCAGGCGGTGGTGTTGATAGAAGATCGGGTGAAATGTTATTCTTAGAAAACAGAGCACCGATTAGTAGAACTGATACTCAGATTGAAGATATTAAAGTTATTATAGAATTTTAATAATATAGGAAACATTTATGGCAACGACAAATATATTTTTTGACAACAACGAACCACATTTCGATGACTTTGATGAATCAAAAAACTTTCATCGTATTTTATTTAGACCAGGACATGCAGTCCAAGCAAGAGAGCTCACACAAATGCAGACTCTCTTACAGGCTCAGATAGATAGATTTGGACAATATAATTTTAAAGATGGCTCTAGAGTTGTCGATGGTAAAGTAACTTTAAATAATGAATTTGATTTTATTAAAGTAGAGTCTGAATTTACACATAGTGATAACTCAGTTTCAGACCCACAAAAAACAAATGAAAATTTAAATAGCTTTGTTGGTAAAATAATTCAGGGTGATAGTAATAATGTTCAAGCTAGAGTATTATCAGTTGTTCAACAATCTTCAGGTGACCCAGCAACTCTTTATGTTAAATATATTAACTCTGGTGGTTCAGGTGCAACCGCCAATACAATTAAAACATTTGTTGGTGGAGAAGAGTTTAGAACAACAACAGGAACAGTATTATATGGTAAAGTAAAACCAAATTCAGATACGCCTACAGGACAAGGTGTTGTAGTTAATATTGAAGAAGGTGTTTATTTTATTGCAGGAAACTTTGTATATGTTCAAGGCCAATCATTAATATTAGACAAATATCAAACACATAACGATTACATTGTTGCACTTAAAGTAACTGAATCTATAATAGATGCATCTACTGATACATCTTTAAATGATAATGCATCGGGCACTCCTAACTTTGCAGCGCCTGGTGCTAAGAGATATAAAATTGCTACTGAATTAATTAAACAAGCTATCACAACTGCAGACCCTGCAGGTTTAGTAACAAGAGCTGATTCTAATTTAGGTGAAGCTTCTTATGTAACTCTATTAGTAGTGAGAGACGGCTTAGCAGTAATTGATGAAACAGATAAAACTCTAGATACTGAACTTACAGATAGATTAGCACGAAGAACATTTGAAGAAAGTGGAGATTATAGTGTTGAGCCATATCAGATTACTGTTAAAGAATATTTAAATGATACTACAAA